AAATCATTAATAAAATCAATATGTTTTAATCCTGCTTTCTCACTTGCTTCATGTTCTAACTCATGATGACTACATTCTTCAATGTACTTCTCCATAACATTAACAGTGGTTTCTGGCACTCCTGGTGTTTCAGTTAGTGCCAGTCCTACGGGATTAAGTCCATAAGGCATAGAGAAACAATCTCCAGGTCCATTACATATTTCTCTTAAATCTGTGGGATTAGCCTCTATACTTGTAAATAATGTTTTATTCTTAGCTAGACTGGCTGCACCTTCATTAGTGATTTCTCCTTCATAATATACAGTCTCTAAGCTTGGATTATAGTGAAATGTTGCTGTGCCGATTACTTGTCCTGGATTATGTTCCCAATTTAGTGGAACCTCTACTCCGTCAAATCTTTCTAATTCGGCTTTAGTGTATAAATTATTATTTCTGCTAATTCTTGGAATTAATGCGACACCAGATATTTTAGCAGATTCTGATACTTTGGTATAAGCTTCTAATCGCATAACTAATTTCTCTATATTTAGTATAATAAGAAGCGATATGACGTATCAACGTTCTTTATCGCCTCACTCCCTATAGGACGTTAATTACTCTTGGTGTATAATACTATAAGAATTAATAGATTGACCTCAATGATGAGTTATTTCTTCTCATGGCGTTCTCACGATACGCTTCTTGGTCAAACTATGAATATGTAATGCCATATCCGATAATATGTAATAGTTTTTCGGTTATTTAAACACTCTTAACAGCCTTACAAACACTACATTCTGCTATATTATTGCCGATTAGTGTCATTTGTGCCGATTCACAATTACTACAGGTTAATTTGGATGTTTTATATCCTCTCATAATAATTCTCTCATCACTTCAAATAATGTGAAGGCAGTTCCCATTATTGCTATGACGTAGTAGAATTTTCTTTCTTTCCCTTTTTGTTGTTGGTCCATACTGTTAAAATGATTATCTAGATTCACTTCTACTTTTGTCATTCTATCACATAAATTATCTACTTTATCATTAAGTCCGTCTAAGTTATCCAGGATTCGTTTAGTCAAGTCGTCGAAATCTACTGGCATTGACATCCACGCTTCGTACATAGTGAGTGTTGTGATTCCTTACACATCTTACACATTCTTTTCTTCTTGGGAATGACACTCTTAACTTCCTCAAGGTTGAATTTATTAATATGTTCTTTCTTTATGTCCTGTGCGTTCATAGCCACAGTATTTGCCATATCTTGATTAGCCTTAATCTCCTCATCATCTGGGAGTTCCATACCTGTATTCTCTCGGAACCATTCTCTACCCTCATTCTTTGTTAATAGTCCACTATCTACTAGGTCCTTAACTTGTCCTACTTCTAACTCTACTACATTCTGAGTTGTGAATCCTATAGTGAGGTCAACCTCGTCTGGGTCGAATCCGTTCTGTATTAATATACTGTCAAATAATTCTGTCTTTAATTTGTTAGATAGGTATCTCTGATAACCTCTGACTCGCTTCATTACGATATTGTCTGTTGTCTCTGAACTAGCTCTACTTGTGAAATCTCCTGTCATAATATCGTGTGGGAATTGGGTCCCTAGTTCAAATGATTTCTCTATATGTGTGATGTAATCTGTGTACTTACTATTACCTGTTGTCTCAAAGAATTCAATCTCTGGCTTTATCTTCTGGACTCTTTTATCTCCTGGCTTGTATCTCTGCCATCTTGTTGCCTCTTTCTCTAGATATGTGTCACTGGCTCCAGGATAAGTGATAGTAGTAATTGGATAAGCATTATTTAATATGATGGCTCCCATGGCGTCCTCTATACCCCACATGATTTCTATTAGTGGTGCAGTAGTACGATTCCCTACTGTTCTTGGAATAGCTAGACTATAGAATAATGATTTTCCCCATGCCTGTCTGGAATAATTGGTTAAGTTGAATTCAATAAACTTTCCTAGTTTGCCCTCTCCTAGTTTGTCTGTCTGACCGTTTTGTGTCCTATGTTCATAGTATTCTAGATTACCTGATATGTCTCTCTTTTTAGCTATGATGGTTGCCATATCAACTTCTAGAACATCTTGGACATCATTCTCATCTAACTTTTCTAATATACCATTACCTGTGATTAGTACGGTAGTGACGAGTGATTCAAATTTGTCATAGAAATTTGTTGATCTAATCCATTCCTCAATTAATGTCTTGGCTTTTTCATTCTCTGTGTTCACTGTCATCTCTGTGCCAGTGATTAATTCTGAATATGATGATACTGCTATTTGAATCTGTGGTGTACGGTCATGATATTTTAGCAGCCTTTCAAATGTTACCTGGACTGGTTGTTCTCTAGAGAAGTCACTTCTAACTATTTTGGCTAGTGGAACCTTTGCCTCTACAATCTTAGGCAGAGCCTCACTTACTATAGGATTTCCTATGCTGTCTCTAGTTGTAAATATCAAGAAGATGGACCCTCAAGGATAAGTAACTCTTGTCTGTTCAGTGTCGATTCCTGGACACCTGACTTTGATAATTCCAATTTAATGTTATAGATATTAGGTGGTGGCATTTCATTATCTCCTACTGCGTACTCGAATGTTCCACCTGTAGCAGAACTAATTGTTGCAGTCTTTCCGAAATAATCTCCCCATCTATAATTTTTGTATAATCTTATTTTGAGTGTATATCCTGTTAGGTTTTTCTTTTTTGTATATGATTGATTAGTATAAATTGTGCCAGTTAGTTTGTTTTCAGAACTAAAATCATCACGATACCATTTGGGCTGGTCCATGATTAAGTACAATCCATAAGCCAATTCACACTTTTTTGTTATTGATATATAAAGAGAATTAATTATTCATAGGAGAATAGTTCTCTTTGCAGGTCTCTCTTGCCATTACTCTTGATTTATGAGTGTGACAAGGAAGGATTCTAGGAGTCATGACTCTTACATCTCCCACAGTAATTCATTGAACAATTAATACATGAACAATGACAGTCTTTCTCACGTTTTGCTAATGCGTTAGGATTCATACTATCTCTCTACACGACACTATATATTAATCATTCCATCAACTATTATTGATAACCAGCTTGAAAGCTTTAAAGCTTACAGGTTGAAAAATATATTAATAAAAAAATAAAAAAAATTAGTTATATGACCAAAACATACTTCTAATCTGTTTATCTGTCTTTTCTAAGCATTGATTGAAGACTTTACTGTCACAATCAGAACATAGATTGACTGATACTCCTGCTACATCTGTATGTAGTCCTTTAACAGATGGACAATTCTCACAATTTCTGAATTTTAGCATACTTAACTATACATATCTTAATATATATAATTTGTGTTTTTTGCTTATAAAAGAAATTGATTAATCTGGTATAGGTAGCCCACCATTGGACCTGAACCAGGCTTGAATCATTCTAGTCGTATAGTGGAGTTTTGTTGTCTCCTCGTTATCTTTGCTCTTTTTGAGAGATTTCTGTTTGTTATTAATGTTCTCGAATAATGTCTCAATACTGTCTATGAATTGCACCATGAGTTCGCCATGATTCCTTGGTCTATTATTCAATGTATAGTCTCCATCCTACTCGTTTAAATCTCTTTCCCTTAAACTCGAATATCATTATATTTCACTCTCCACGTATAATTTCTTTAGTGCAGCCTTTTGCATACATCTCCGACAATCTTCAGATATTGGTATAATCATGTTGTTCTCCAGGAATCCTTAACTCTATAGTGCATGAAGCAACAGTCTATGTACTCTTTCTCACAGATATTGCAATAGATAACGTGCCTATTACATTCACAATTTTTATCAATACATATAGGATTATGCTTACCGTCTCTAGTTGGATTTGGTGTATCTCTACGCCTCTGTGTCCTCGTCATCTATAATCTCCTTAATCACTGAAGTTGGCACATTCTCTAGGTCCTTAATTACTATGCCAATACGATTAATCTTATCCTCTTTTTCCTTGTATAACTTGTAACCATTATTAATATCTCTGATAGCCTTTACATATTCTGCATAGGTATTAGCAAATAGAATGGATAAAGACTCTTTACTGTTCCTGCCTATTGTCTTGCCAGTGGCTTTAATAATGAATTCTTGAACTCGGTCTTTATCATTCATAGGATTCTGTTTTCATTACGACACTCTTTGATTTAACTTTATTGATTTCGTCTGTTTTCACTAGCTTATTCTCCATGACATCATAATGACCATAGTCGAATTCTTTTAGGTCCCAACAAGCCATGATGAAACAATCCAGGACATCTGCGTTGAGTTCCTCTTTGTCTATGCCACCTTTCTTGTCAAACTTGGCTGCTCTCATCTGTGATATTAATTTAGTGTGATTAGGGTGGATTCTTACCTTGCCGTTCTTTACCATCTGTGCAGAGTTAATTGTCATTTTGGACCTAAGTGATTGGATATTCGCTGACTCGTGGTCTCTGATTTGGAGTCCGAAATTAATCGGTAGAGCTGGTATTCCTCTCTCCTCAAGGTCTCGAATAAAGCCTGGATGTGCCGAGTCGATTTTGCAGTTAGAGTTGTATCGCTTTGCCATATCTTCCATAACATCAAGCATAGCACTCGGACTTGGTCTTGGGAATTCGTTGGCTTCTGTGACGTAGAGTGTGTCATCTCTTATCTCTGCTCCAAGTACACCGAAATTGGATGAACCAAATGCAGGGTCTCCATAACAGCCACCTCTACCACCGATAATATCAAGGTCATATTCCTCTAAGACTCCTTCAATGTTTTCATATATATCTCCTACACCAAATCCATACTTAAGGTTATACTCTCTCTCAAATGATGGAGATTTCTTTGCTGTCTCTATATCTCTCTCTAAGAATACCTTACCTAAGCCTATTGTATAGTCCATCTGCTTCATTATATAGCCATTATCTTTCTCATCTTCCATTCTCTCGAATAATCCACCAGGAAGATTAGGTGTACTTATCATGAGTATATGTGGATTAGTCTTTGGTATGTATCTCTCGGCTACAGTCCGTGCCTCATCTTGATAACGAGTAGGGAAGAAATCTGCTTCATCTAACATGACTACTTTAGGATTTAGACCTCTGGCAGGACTCAAGTGATTAGTAGGAAATCCCTCTATTCTACAGCCATTCAATATGACTACTGATTCTTTAGTCTTGAACTCTGTATTGAATAGAGTTTTGATTCTACCGACTACTTTGTTAGTTAGGTCCTGATTTGCACCTGTGATGATTACTACAGACACGTCTACTTGTGAGTTCTTCCATACATCATCTTTGAGACAGTTCCATGCTATCCATCTGATAATCCATTCAGTGACACCTAGTCCTGTTGCCTTCTTTACCCATAGTTTTTTATTATTCTCTAGTATATTTGTAAGTTCTTCCTCATAATCAAAGTATTCTAGTTTGTTTGGTAGTGCTTCCCAGAACTCTCTAAATGTGAGTCCTCTATACTGTGGAAAGTTGATAGATATTTCATCTTCATCTATTGGAATAAGTTTCTTTAGTATCTTATAATCATTATAAAAATTATCTTCCAGGTAGATACACCTTTGGTTGGTCTAATTTCTTCTCTGCCATCTTTCTTAAATGACTAATACCAAGTACAAGGTCCACCACATGAGATTTCTGTGTAGTTGCTCTTACTAATCTGTCTATATATGCAAGTGCTAGGTCATGGTTATTACTCTTTAGATGTGTACCAATGTTAGTCTCACATAGCTTAATAATTCTCTCTAATCTTCTTCCATCACTGTTTAGATTAGTCCAACTATCATTCAAGATTCTATTTTATAGTCGTAATCATGACTAATAGTAATTAATAAAAAAATTATCCTACTTTCGTAGGGATTCCCAATAGGGTAACATTGTAGTGATTATATGACTAGAGTATGCTTTCCAATT